GGATTAGTAGAAAATATGTTTTCAAATGACAATCCTGTCAGATTTGGAAGTTTTACACTAGAAGGCAATGTAGTTACTTATGAAGTTATTACTAATGAAGATGGTACTGAATTTATAAGAATGACTATTGTATCATCAGATGGTACTGAAACAATAATCGAGATTCCAATTGGAACAGGCTCATTTGGTGGTAGTGATGGTTCGGGCAGCGGCTAGTCTATTTTTAATATTACTCACAGGTTGTGCAGCAGTTCCTAAGTGGAGTGAAAATCCACAGGACTGTAATCCCGATATGTGGGGAGAAGAATACAACCATGATTTATGGAACTATGCAAAAGCAGGAGGTAGAATATTTGAAAAAGCCATGCCTTACATTTGCATAGAAAATCCAGAGGTTGTAAAAATGCCTTCATACATAGAACTACTAAACTTACCACCTGCAGAAAAGAAACCTATCGTTGCAGTATATTCATTTAGTGACTTAACAGGTCAAAGAAAATCCGTACAAAATATAGCAAGTTTTAGTACTGCTGTAACTCAAGGCGGTACAGAGATGCTTATTGACTCCTTAAAATCAGCAGGGCAAGGAACATGGTTCCGTGTAGTTGAAAGAAAAGGAATAGACCATCTTGTTCGTGAAAGACAAATCATTCGTTCAGGAAGAGAAGAAGCAGCAAAAGTATTAGGAGAAGAAGCTCCTACACTAGGGCCTATGCTTTTTGCAGGAATGATTATAGAGGGTGGTATTATAGGATATGATACAAATCTACTTACAGGGGGTAGAGGAGCAAGATACCTAGGAATAGGTATGTCAAGACAATACAGACAAGACCAAGTTACTGTTAGTCTCCGAGCAGTAAGTGTACTTACAGGAGAAGTTCTTCTAAATGTACAAACTAAAAAGACCATACTTTCATATGGTGCTTCAGGAGATGTTTTTAGATTCATTGAGCAAGGTACTGAATTAGTTGAATTCGAAGACGGTACTGGTAAAAATGAATCTGTCACTTATGCTGTACGCACAGCCGTAGAGGCTGCCGTACTAGAGTTGGTCTTTCAAGGACACGATAGAGGTCTTTGGAAGATAGAAGGGAGAGAATAATGATTAGAATACTTTTAGGCCTAAGTTTAATTCCAACATTACTATTCGCACAAGCAACTGACGACAATGAAGTTTGGATTGACCAAGAAGGGGATACACTTACATTGTACATTGACCAGATAGGATTTGGTAACAAGATTGGAGCAGACGATTTTTCAAATGGTTCTCCAGGAACAATGTCAATAGTAGGTACTTCTTTAACTTTCGATTTAGATTTCCTTGGCAATCAAAACCTATTATATGGACCTCTCACAGCTGATAGTTCTACTTATAATTTGAGTTTCACAGGAGATTCAAATGCTTTAGACTGGAACATTGGTTATATTGGTTCATCTGATGACTCAACATTTGATATTACTGTAACAGGTGATTCAAATACTTGGGACTTAGACCAAGGTTATGTAGCAAGTGCCGAAAGGTTAGACTTAGACCTTACCTTAATTGGAAGTTCTAATATTTTTGATTTAGATTTTGAAAGCGATGATAATACATGGAACTGGGACATTACTGGAGATTCCAATAATGTTAACGTTCTTATGAATGATGGTTCTCATGAACAAACAGTCGTTTTTGTTGGAGATAGCGCAGATATAGATATTAATCAAATATCTGGTACATGTGCTGCAGGAGCAGGAACAGCCTGTTCTACTCCGAATGGAAATATTCAACTGGATATAAATTCTGACAATGCAACAATTCAGATTAATCAAAAAGATAGTTCTAACGATAGTTAGTATCAGTGCGATAGGGTCGGTTTATGCCGACTCTATCGGCGATATTATCGAGAGTACAGGACTTGGTTCTCTCACTCGTAATAACGAAACAATACAGTCTGCTGTAAATACAAAAGTAAACTTGTATGATAGAGCAGAAACTACAAATGGTAGAATGTTAATTGAGTTTTTAGATAAAGCAGAATTAGCATTAACAGAACATACTAGAGTTTTAATTGATGAAGTAATCTACGACCCAAATCCAGACAAATCTAAAATGGTTATGAAGATGGCATTTGGTACAGCAAGATTTGCATCTGGTGGTGGAATTAGTAAACAGAATATTGACATATCCACACCAACAGCACAGATTGCAGTTCGTGGAACTAACTTTACTACTACAATTGATGAACTTGGTAGAAGCTTAGTAATACTACTACCTGATGAATATGGAGACCCTTCAGGAATAATTATAGTAAGCAATCAAGCAGGAGAAGTTACATTAGATCAAGCATACGCAGCGACTATGGTTTCTTCACTTGATAGTAAACCAACACAGTCTGTAGTAATAAATGGTATAACACCAGCAATTATTGACAATATGTTTATTGTTAATCCACCTCAAGAAATAAGACAAGAAATAGAGGAAGGATTAAATGAAAATCAAGATTCAGGAATACTTGATGTAGACTTTCTAGAGTTCAATGAATTAGAGGCAGATGCACTAAAAGACACCGAAGTTAATTTAGAATATTCAGAATTAGACATAGATTTTTTAGAAGCAGACTTTTTAAGAGACTTACTCGATGTTATTGAAGAACTAGAAGCAACAACAGTTAAACTTGTAGACCAACAAGCTACTACAAGTGTTGGAGGAGTTAGGTTATCAGGAGCAACTCTTGGTAAAAATAATGACAGTCAATATAACATATTTGTAGAAGATGGAGGCCTTGTATTTTATAGAGATGTACAAGGTGTAATAAGAATTAAAGTACCAATCGACAGTAGTACTAAACTCATTACTAATGTTGAAGGATACGAAGGCACAATTGATTTAGAGGGAGGCAGCGATTCAATAATCGTAATAACACAAGAATGAAAAAAGAAGATATACAAGATAAATGTGAAATATGTGCGCTTGTCACATTATTCATAATTTCCATACTAGCAGTAAGTCCAGATGTATATGCTGGCCCTAGTGATGATAACCATGTTCATATAGAACAGGTAAATAGTGGTGATGGAGTTGATATAAATATTAATCAGATTGGTTATGATAATTATATAAACTTTTCATTTGACCATGCGAACAATGTTTTTAATTTAAATCAATATGGTAACGGTAATTCAATATCTTGGGTTCCTTACTGGGGTTCTGGAAAGAGCTGGGGAGGAGATGTCGATGGTACAGGCAATAATGAAAGTGTTATCCAATATGACGGAGCAACGTATGGTAGACATATTTGGGGTAACAATAATGATGTTGATATATACCAAAGTGGTACTCACACTCATTGGCTAGATATTCATGCTAGCAGTGTTGAACATGAAGTATCACAATCAGGAGAGGGTAGTCATTATAGTCATATTTATTATTATGGTAGTACATCAACTTCTATAACAGACTTAACACAATCAGGAAGTGCAAATCATAATGCACAAATAACAATCACAGGTAATCAACCTACTATCTTAAATTTGACACAGTTAGGTAGTATAGCACAAACTTATAGTTTAACACAAAGTTGTTATACTGTTGGAGGCTGTACTGTAAATGTTACTCAACAATGAGAATATTACTACTACTATTTTGTATATCAGTACAAGCTGATATTGATTTAACTTTACCTAAAACTCCGTTTGACTTTGAACAAATGGAGAGAGATAGTAAACTAATCAAAGAATTGGAAGAAAGAGATTATTATAGAATATTTAATGACCCTAACCCTTTGCCAACGCAAGAACAAATTCGATATTCATGGATAATGCACACACTTGATATGGCAACTACCATTTATGCATTAAAGACTCATGACGATATCAAAGAAAGAAATCCTATACTTGGAGAGAACCCAAACAATGTAGAAATCATAGGATTAAAACTATTAATACTACCAATTGTTCATCAAAATTCAAGTGAACATGCAATGATTTATTTTAATACTGTAGCTACTGCAACAGTAATTAATAATTTGTATGTAATAAATAGGTATGATTAATAAAATACTTTCTATACTATTCTTTATGGGAATACTCATATGGAATCCTTACCCTTTACAAATAGCAGAATTAAAAACATTTGACTGGTTAATTATGAATACTGAGCCTGTTCAAAATGACAATATTTTAATAGTAGATTTAGATGAAAAGTTTATTCAGGAATATGGGGGTTGGCCTTTACCTAGAACAGTGTATGCAGATTTGTTGACAACAACAAATGCTATTCCAGGTATTACAGTATTAATGCCCAACCCCGATATTCGCGACACTAGAAATGATGACATTTTAGCGCTTAGAATGAAATACACCCCAACAGTCCTAGCTTCAGCAGCTTCGACACAAGTAACTGGGACTAATCCTCATGTAGGTACTGCCCAGATAGGAGAAGACCCAGCACCATGGCTATACAAGTACCCAGGAATTTTACCTACAGCGTCTATTCTGGAATCAAAGGCAAAGGGTTTAGGGCTAGTTACCGCTACTCCAGAAGTAGACGGGGTAACAAGAAGAGTACCTTTAGTCGTAAACGTAGAATCAAAATTATACCCAAGCTTCGCACTCGAACTCTTAAGAGTAGGAACAGGCGATATAAGTTACCAAATAAAAACAGAAGAACAGGGTTTGGCTTGGGTTAGAGTTCCTCAGTATCCTCTAATGAATACAGATGCCAATGGTCGTATCTGGTTAAACTGGAATACAAAGTTTTACAAACAAACAGCTTCAGCATTTATCAATAGCCCTATTAATGCACCTTTTGTTATTTTCGGAACTACAGCAGAAGGAATAACAAATCCAGTGCCTACACCTGCAGGAGCTAAATACCCACATGAAATTCAAGCAAACATACTACATAATCTTATACAAGGTACTGCCCCTAGTACACCAACTTGGGCTCTTGGCTTTAAATATTCCGTTACTTTACTGGCTTTGTTGCTTATGGCTTTTGCATCAAGGTCTGTCTGGTTTTCCGTTCCTGTACTGGCATTTGTCATTGTAGGTTCTGGATATGGAACCTGGTATGCTTATCAATCTTCGTACTTAATTGACGGTAGTTCTATCATAATATTATCCATTTTATTTTGGGCATATCATACTTTCGTAAGTTTCCTATCGGAGTATCAACAGAAACTTCGAATCAAACAACAATTTGGGACATACGTTAGTCCTGCCTTGGTTAAAAAATTACAAAAAGACCCATCATTACTGAGACTGGGTGGGGAGACAAAACGACTAACATTTCTTTTTTCTGATATTCGAGGATTCACACCAATTTCAGAAAAGTATCAAAAAAATCCTCAAGGACTTACAGAACTCATTAATAGATTTCTTGATAATCAAACACAAATTATATTAAAACATGGTGGAACAATCGACAAATATATGGGAGATTGTATTATGGCATTTTGGGGTGCACCACTTGATGATGACAATCAAGTAGAGAATGCAACCAAGGCGGTTCTCGAAATGCGAGAATCATTGGAGGAGCTAAATGAAAGACTCAGAGAAGAAGGCCTGGATCAAATTAATACAGGAGCGGGAATCAACACCGGGCTATGCGTGGTGGGAAACTTCGGTAGTTCGAACAGGTTTGATTACAGTGTTCTTGGTGACAGTGTTAATCTTGCTGCTAGGTTAGAATCTAGTTGCAAGAACTATGATACAAGTTTAATCATATCCGAGTACAGTATGACTGACGGGTATGACTACAAATTCTTAGACGAAGTTACGGTCAAAGGAAAATCAGAACCAGTTAAAATCTATACCATTGAAAAATAGTACTTGACTTCAGGTACGATTTTTGGTATAATTAAACCATAGTTAGAAATGGACTAACGAGATTAATAAGGAAAAAACGAAGTGGACTCAGACATACAGAAAAATACAGCTGATATAGTAGCGCTAGACAAAAGAATGTCTAGTCATGAAGCCATGTGTGAGGAAAGGTGGAAAACTTGTTTCAACCGCTTTGATGATATGGATAAGTCTATAGGTAGAATTGAATCAATACTAATTGCAGCGTCAGGAAGCTTAATAGTGGGTGGCGCAATATTAATATTGGCAATGTGGAATATCCAAGTATAGGAGCAATAATGGAATACGAAAAGAAAGATATAGATAAATCACCTAAAATTAAAAAAGTTAAAAAAGGTATTTACAAAGTAAAAGGTGGCTATGCCTTTATGGACGAAAAAAATAATACAGAATGTACTTTCGAAAAAGAAGACAGTGCAAAAATAGCATACGAGAGAAAATATGGAAAAGAGTAAAATACCAGTAGGCGGCAGTGCAATGCACAATGTGCAAGAAGAACATATGACTCCAAGAGAGAAAATGCTACTTGCTCGTAAAAAGCAAATACTGAAAAGAAGAAAAACAACTAACACTTATAAGTAATGAGAAAGAAACTATCATATCAAGAGAGATATGAGATTTGTAAAAAGTGTCCTCATTTTAACAAGTTTTGGAAGACCTGTAAATTATGTGGGTGTTTCATGCCCCTCAAGACAAAGTTGCGATGGGTAGAGTGTCCAGACGAGCCTCCTCGCTGGACTTAGGAGAATAAGGTGGCAAAACACAAGAAAAAACCAATGGGTAAAAAGAAAAAGAAAGGTGGAAAAAAGAAAAGAAGTAGAGGATAATTGGTTCCAATACTTTTATAGTATTCGTCATGTTTGTCCCTGGAGTTATAAAAGCTATCTTGAAGGTAAAATACAGATAATTCCTTTTGATAGAGAACTTTTAAAACTGACGGAGATGAACTGGAAAGTACAACCAAATGACGCTCTAGTTTATGTAGTAGATGACCTAACTCTAGATGAGATTGATGAATTCGTGGCACATAGAAATGATTGCCAAGAGAAATGTGAATATTTATGGTCTCACCCTACATTCACTAAGGGAGCTAATAATCAAACACCTAAGCCTGTAATTATACAGCAAGACCGGAAACGGTTAATGGAGTTGCGCAATGCCAATGCACAAAAAAGGTAGAAAGAAAAAAATGAACGGTAAAAAACGGGGAATGAAACCTTGTCTTACACCAAAACAAAAGAAGTTACCAAAAGCACTTCAAGCAGCTATTAGAAAAAGAAACAAGCCTTGTAAATAATGCCTGTAAGAAAAGTTAAAGGCGGTTATCGATTCGGCAAAACTGGAAAGATACATAAAACAAAAAAAGCCGCAGATAGACAGGCAAGAGCAATATACGCATCAGGTTATGGTAAAAAGAAAAAAACGAGATCCAAGAAAAGGAACAGGAAAAAAGCCAAAAGGTAGCGGCAGAAGATTATATACTGACGAGAATCCAAAAGATACCGTTAGAATCAAATTTGCTACTGCAAAAGATGCGAGAGCAACAGTACGAAAAGTTAAAAGAGTTCGTAAATCATACGCAAGAAAAATACAGATACTAACTGTAGGAGAACAACGAGCAAGAGTGATGGGCAAGAAAACTGTCGCATCAATCTTCAAGTCTGCGAAAGCAGGATTAAGGAAAGCGCATAATGCCAGGACACAGAAAAAGAAAAGGCGGACGAAGAAGAAAGGCCGCTAAGAAAAGACCAGTACCTACAAATCCAACTCTTTATGCTAGAGTAAAAGCTGAAGCAAAGAGAAAGTTTAAGGTATATCCATCTGCTTATGCAAATGGGTGGTTAGTTAGAACATATAAAAAGCGTGGTGGACGCTTCAGAATGGGAGTAAAAAGAAGATGATAGATTATATCAAATTAAAGTTTTCTCAGTTATGGAATATTCTTTCAGGAAAGGATAAAAACTGGGACGGCTCTGTAGATATCAAAGATAAAATGATTGAAGCAGAAGAAAAATCAAAATAATGCCAGGACATAGTGGCGGACTTACAAAATGGTTCAAAGAAGGCTGGGTAGATATATCTAGACCTCGTAAAGGCGGTGGTTACGCTCCTTGTGGAAGAAAGTCTGCTAGAGGGAAGGGCAAAGGTGGTTACCCTAAATGTGTACCTGCAAGTAAAGCTAGAAGAATGACTAAAGCACAAATACGTTCGGCAGTTAGAAGAAAAAGAGCAGCAGGTAATCCAGGTGGAAAACCAAGAAATGTCTCTACATTTGCAAAAAGAGGCAGAAAGAAAAGAGTTACTAGAAGAAAAAGAAGATAACTCAAAAAGGAGTATATGGACAGACAGAAGCTTATTAAAGATCTTCATGTCATTAAAAGTCTCTTAACTAATTTATCAGAAAAAACAAGAGAAAGACTTGAAGACAATAGAAAAATTAGAAAACTTTTAAAGTTACCATTCACCGTGCATAATAAAACAAGGATAACAAACTATATTAAGAATGGCACTGAACAAAACTAAACATAAAAAATATATTAAAAATAAAGATATATTTAAAAGTTCTACAAAGGCTCGAAAAAGAGCAAGAAGACTAGGACTAAAAGGTATACATTCTCACGGCAGAGGAAAAGCTAAGAGATATATGCCAGGAAGCTCTCATGGAGTTTACGAGAGAGCACTGAGGAGAAAGAAAAATGGCTAGACAAGGCGGATTTCTAAGTGGACCTAGTGTACATGGTACATCTAAGTTAGCAAAACACAAACTAAAAAGAGGACTTACTAGAGACCTTAATGCAGCTGCAGGAGCATTAGTTAATACTAAAAATCCTAACAGTATTGAGGCTTTTAGATACTCAACCCCAGCGAAAGCAATTGGACCAAGGTTTGGAAAAACCACAAATCCAAAAAGACCAAGATTTCCTGGTAGAAGAAGATAATGGCACTTACAGCAGCGGAAAAAGCAAGGTTAAAAAGAGCTGGACTTAAAGGTTTAAACAAACCAAAGAGAACACCTAACCACAAAACCAAAAAAGCTGTTGTTGCTGTAAGAGTTGGTGGTAAAATAAAAATAATTAGATTCGGAGCGCAAGGCATGGGTCATAATTATAGTCCAGAAGCTAGAAGAAGTTTCAAAGCAAGACATCGTAAGAATATTGCTAAAGGAAGATCTTCAGCAGCTTGGTGGGCGAATAAAGTCTTTTGGGCAGGAAAGGGTGGTAGTACAAAACGACCACCAAAATCCCAAAAGCATGTTAAAGGACTAAAAAGGAAAAGAAGATGACAATACCAACAGTTGATACGAGAAAAGTTTGGTTAGATGAAACCACACTAAAAGTTACAAAAGCACTTATGAGCTTTACTGAAAAAGAATTAAAAGGAACTCCGCTTACTAAAGCAGAGTTAAATTATTCTAAGTTATGTAGCGCGTATCTGTATTTGTTGAGAATTGTAGAGAAACACCAGTTACTCGAAGAAGAAGAAAACCCATTTACACCTGAGATTTTACATTGATAGAAACAAGTAGAGCAGACATCGAGACTGATTACTTGATGAAATTTGATGATGATAGATTTATCAAATTACCTATTGAAGGATACATGGACTTATTAGGTATAACACCTAATTCATCTCAACACGCAATCATTAATGCAATCAATAATCCCAAATATCGTTTTATCTGTGCTGCGATTTCTCGTAGGCAGGGAAAAACTTACATATCAAATATAATAGGACAACTTATATGTTTAGTACCTAATAGTCATGTACTACTTATGTCTCCTAATTATTCACTATCACAAATATCATTTGACTTACAAAGAAATCTTATTAAACACTTTGATTTAGAAGTAATAAGAGACAATGCTAAAGATAAAGTTATTGAGTTAAGTAATAACTCTACTATTCGTATGGGGTCAATTAATCAGGTTGATTCTGTTGTTGGTAGAAGTTATGACTTAATTATATTCGATGAAGCAGCACTTGTAGATGGAAGAGATGCTTTTAATGTAGCACTAAGACCTACACTAGATAAAGATAATTCAAAAGCAATTTTTATATCTACTCCAAGGGGTAGAAATAATTACTTTGCAGAATTTTATTATAGAGGATATTCAGAAGAGTTTCCAGAGTGGGGTAGTATAAAAGCAACTTGGCATGAGAATCCAAGAACATCTGAAGAAGATATATCAGAAGCTAAGAAAACTATGTCTGCGGCAGAATTTGCACAAGAATATCTCGCTGACTTTAATACTTATGAAGGTCAGATATGGTCATTTAACCATGAAACTCAACTTGCAGATTTATCTAATATGGATACTAGTAAAATGGATGTATTTGCAGGACTTGATGTTGGCTATAAAGATCCTACTGCATTCTGCGTTATTGGATATGACTGGGACGAAAAGAAATACTACTTATTAGACGAGTACTTAGATTCAGAAAGAACAACAGAACAACATGCTGCAATGATAAGAAAATTAGTTGATAAATGGGAAATCGACTGGATTTATATAGACTCTGCAGCACAACAAACAAGATTTGATTTTGCTCAAAACTATGATATTACTACTGTTAATGCAAAAAAATCTGTACTAGATGGTATAGGTCATGTAGCAGGAATAGTGGATAATGATGATTTATTTGTTCATCAAAACTGTAGAGAGGCAATAATGTGCCTTGACCAATATCAATGGGATCCAAACCCTAATTTAATGAAAGAAAGACCAAAACATGACGGAGCATCGCATATGGCAGATGCAATACGATATGCACTGTATACATTTGAAACTACAGCCACCTCGTTTTAGAGACACCTGTCAAAAATACTTCTTGACTTTTGGTGCAAACTTTTGTTATAATTGTTTTTAAGAGTAAGATATGAAATTTAAGAGAGATTTAGTTAAATATGTGAGAGATAAAGCTAAATCACACTATAAAAAAGAAAAAGAGTGTTATATATGCGGAAGCACAAATAACCTTGATTTTCACCATTTTTACGGATTAACCGAACTGCTAGAGACTTGGCTACGTGAGAACAACATAACTATAGAGATTGAACAAGATATCCTAGATGTTCGGGAACAATTCATTGCTGAGAATCATGAAAAAGTTTATAATAAAACAGTTACTCTCTGCCATCAGCACCACTTGAGATTACACTCAATATACGGAAAGCGACCCAAACTAGTCACAGCAGAGAAACAGGCAAGGTGGGTCGAGAAACAAAGAGAAAAACATGGCATGGTACGATAGATTTTTAGGAATAAACCGACAGACGGAGGAAAAATTAAATCCTTCGCAATACGTCATATCCAGAAACGAGGGTATGACTATAGACTCGAGAGAAGTCGTTACTAATTATAAAAATGCGTACGAAGATTTAGAAGTAGTTAATAGAGCAGTTAACATGATAGTAGATGATGTTGCTGAAATACCTTTTACTGTGGGAGAGCAAAGAACAGGCACTAATAACATAATTAAAAATATTCGTAGAGTTAAGGTAGATACTTTACTAAATAAAGAACCTAATCCTTTTCAAGATGTAAGTACATTTAAAAGAAATCTGATAATTGACTTATTAATTGATGGGAATATATTTTTATATTTTGATGGTGCTCA